TACAACTATTATGCTTGTCTTGCAAATAGTTGGCTTTATATGCCTTACGACTATAAAACAGATCCTTTTAGACAGCTAAATGGTCAACAATCTAGTGGTAATATAAATACGATTACTGATAATTGTATTGTTCAAGATATATTGTTCGCTTATCTATATTTGATTTTGACAAATGATTATTCGTTTAGAGGTTATAAACTTAAATTCTCATCCCATAATGGAGATGATGGTATAGGTTCCTATTCCTCTTGGTTTGATCCCGATAAATGCACTCAGATCCTTTGGGATCATTTCCATATGAAGATAGAATTTGAAAAAGAAACGGGTATCGATAATGTTACTTTTTGTTCTTCCCATTTTCACTATTCTCCTAAAGTTGGAAAAGTTTGTGCATACCATGACCCCGAGAAATTGTTAGCTACCCTTTGTTATACAAGAGGTAGTGAGAATTATCGTTCCAGAATCATGGGTATCGCTCTGCTCTCTTATCCTTGGCCTGAAGTGTATGATCGTGTTCTTAAAGTTTGGCAGCTCTCTGGCTTTTCAGATAAACCTTATTCTGATGCCCAACTATACGATATCTACACACATTTTGAAACGAGTATAATCTTACAACGACACAATCGGACCTTTAATGATCAGGCTCTGGCCGATGAACAGGTAGGTTCTGACACCTGTTTAAATATGTCGTATTCTGACAAAGATTTTCTCCGTAAACCTACGGTTACTCGTGATAATATCATGCGGTTGGTCGATCAATTCCTTGATCCCGAGCAAATCCGCAGTGATGTTCAAATACCCCCTGGTACACTTGCCAATGGCCTGGTAGCCGTTCGCAATTATCAAAGACTCAATGTTAAGTTTGGTTTTCCTGTTGATAGTAACGCTACTGTTGATTACGCTAGCTCTGCTGGTGAATTCTTCATGACGACTTCTAACAGTGTTCGATTTGCTCTGCAAATGACTGCAGGTGAAATTTTTGCCAGTAGTCCTATGCGTTTCGATCAGCGTTTCGTGTTTCGTGGTTCTCCAGGAAACGGTAACGTGATGACTCCAGATACTCCCATTATGACTTTACATACCAATAGTCCTTATACACATTTTGTTTGGCCTATAGCAAAACAAAATATTTCATCTGGCGGTGTTCCGCTTCCAGGTGCAGCTATCTATCTTTTAGATATGATACCGGACGCAGGTAGTAACATACGACTCACCATGACAGGTTCTCCTGTTCGTCTTACTGACTTACTAGGTGCCTCTGAACTTGCCTTTTATGTTTCGTATCGTAATAAGTCTAATGGAGTTTGGACAACCTCAACTTTCACTTCTGGTTCTGGTGCTCCTTCACCATATGCATTGTTCAGTCAAGTTATTAATTTCGCAACTAGTACAAGTTATGACGCTCTTTCATTTAACTTTATTGGTGATCAGGTAACTGATCTAGAATGGGACTTTAGTTTCACTCTTAACGTTATTAATTCTGGACTAATTGCCATCCC